AAAAATATATAAAGAATATATATATAATTAATTATAATGGCTCTAACATATTTTGCGTTATCTGGAATATATGGATGTTATCGTGGATTTACCACACCTATATTTAATAATAATGAGAAAAAACAACGACTTTTATTTAGCTTAGCAACTGGTCTTAAATATGCATTTCCTCCTTCAAATATAGTTCAAGTAGTGAGATTCGGCGGAAGATTATATTATAAAGCAAAACATTATAGAAATCCAGAACTACTAAAAAACCACATGCCATATTTTCCGTTTAAAAAAATAGATTTGTACCATGAATGGCGTTTTTATAATCCTAAACTAATCTAAATATAAAAAAACAAAAATAAAATTATTATAAATCATCTATATTTATTATAATATTATAATTATTCATATATAATTATGATGTTATTTTTTTGATTTAATTTTATAATATTATCTACTTTATATATATGCTATTAAAGACATTTAATATTGATACAGATAAAGTTAATGAACGAAATAAACAATTAATTGATTTAAATTTGATGGATAGACTTAGTTCTAAACAGAAAAAACTTTTGAATTTTTATAAAGGACCACCTAAATTTATTAATGAAGATGGACTATATAGTTATTCTGATATAACAACATATTTAACAGATGAAAAGTCATTTGGTGAAATTAGTGTAAAAAACTTAAAAGATTACATTATTATTTATCAAATTAATAGAGAAAAATCAGGTATCAAATATGATAAAATTGTGGAACAATTAGATGATATTCTTAAAACTATTCAAAAAAAACGCATCAATTCCGTCATTAAATATATTAAAATTTTTGATACTATTTTTACAAAAGGTATTCAATCTACAGACACAGTTTATAGGATGATGTCTGTACCATTTGATGGAAATGTTATTAAAAATATTACATCTTGGTCTTTATCACCAATAGAATGGTTTTGTAATTTAGAAAAAGCGGAGTGTCATTTATATGTAACAAAATTATCAAAAAAAATAAAAGTAATGTATGTTGAAAACAATAGTAAAGACAAAAATTTAAAAACATTTCAAGAATTTGGAATGTATGAATTTGAATATTTACTTCCTAGAGATATTGAATTCAAAGAACTCAAAACTAAAAAAATTGTTATACCGAATCAAAGATTTGCAATAAAGAATTCAAAAAATAAAAAAAAAGAAGTCAAAATTATAATCCATTATATTAAACTCATAAAAAAACTTAAATCTAATAAAGATGATCTCGTTAAAAATATCCCTATCTCACTTGTCACTCAAAATTCATAGCATTTTTGTTTTATGGATTTCTTAGATTTCTCGCAACTATTTTTAATAAAAATCTGCATGACTTACTATTTAGTTAGGCTTGCTATTGTATAAAAATTGATTTTAATATTGTCTATTATGCATCTTATATAATATAAAACATATTATATAATGTATTCTCTCATAATAAATTTAATATTTATTATTGTAAATTGTTATTCTTTGAAATCTATTTTGTTATCATCTGGACTTTATAAATGGTCTGATAAACAATTAGACCAACAATATAATTATTTTAGTGTCTATAAAAAATTAAACCTTATAACAGAAGCATCAATCTTAACATATGTCATTAATACAGATGGTATGGTAGAATTAATACTAACCAACTCATCAATCGATGCAGAACAATACCAATATAATATAAGTAAAAATTTAAATTTACTGGCATATCCTTGTATATTTTGTGATGCATCTATTGGTTTCTGTTCTGGTTTTGACGATATAATCAATGCTGTTTTTAAAAATCAACAACGTTTTATTGACGATCTTATTGAACGTTCTATTAAATATAACTGGTCTGGTTATACAATTGATTTTGAACCGGATCGCTCTATCAATGGATCTCTAACTACAAATTTAATGGTTCAATTAGCAAAAAATTTAGAGATATATAAAAAAAAATTATATATTTGGATAAATTATGGTGTTAATGTGATTGAACCATTCAATATTAGTCATCTTATGACTATACATAATATTGTATTACTAACAATGAATACATATAATAGTGATTACAACTTATTTATTGAAACTGCATCTTCTATGATTATACATAGTAAATCATTAGACAGAATTGGGTTTGGACTTTTAACTTATGATAGGACTCAAGTAATATCTGAAGATAGTATGATGAAAATCGTAGCATGGTTAAAGGTCGTAAATATATCATTATTATCATTATGGGCGTCAACGATACCTCCTAATTGGTTCTTACCATTAAATAATTATATGAATTAATAAAATTTAATATCTTGTTTTATATTATTATACTATAAATGAGTAATTTAGTTGATTTGTCTTTCATACATCGATTTAGTTCTCTCAATAATATTAAACAAATTGGTGGTGGTAAAATTTTTTATTATACTGATAAAAGTGGTAATCGAATAGGAATAGTAGATCCTAAAATATCAAGACACCTAAATCGTATATTAGAATCACCTCATTTTAGTAGTGATTTTATAAATATAGATGGTAAAAGTGTTTATTTGGTAAGAAATAGTGATGGAATCCATGGAATAATCCATGGAGATATCGATCAACCATTTATTGGCGAAGACGACCCAGACGAACAAATTAGTGCTACAGAGGATGAAGAATTAGAACAAAAAACAGATACACAACTTAGAGCATCATCATTTTTAGCACCATCAAGGTTAGCAGCAGCAGCAGCAGCATCGTCATCATATGATGCAGACTCCAGCATGCACCAGGAGATACCGGTGCAAGAACAAGATCCAGTATTATTGTCATTTGCTGAATCTTACCCAAAATTCGTACCCTTGCCATCGTTATCACCAGCAACAGCAGAATCATTAATGTTATCATATGATTCAGACTCCAGCATGCAAGATCCAGAATTCACACACTTGCCTAGAAACCTCCGCGCTGCTGCCTCTAACATAGATTTAGTATCCGACCCTTTAATGTTATCGTCATCACCAGCATCAGCATTTCAAAGAGAAGTAATATGGAGTAAAAGATTAGAAAATATGTCTGTGACTTTGATAGTGATACCATCGTTTGCTACAATAAATCCTGCAAAAAGATTTGTAGACGAATTAGGATTACTATTTAATGAGAGTAATCTTGTGGCGAGTGACAAGTTGTTAAAAGTAAAAAAACCGACATCTGATACTACAAGTAATCAATTGTCTTTTAGAGAAAGAAGCAAAAGAGTGGATGATAATTTATTTGATTTATATCGTGTAGAAAATTTTATTGCAGTCGTTTGTAAAAAAGAAGATGAATATATATTATATTTTGTAGATCCATCAAATGGTGAATATCGAGAAATACTTAAAGTTGAATATGAAATAATAGATGTTGTATTTAATCCCGTTCATTCTGATACTAAATTTCAATTTGCTATAACAGGGGATAATGATGATGAAGGTTATTATCCTTTGGATTTGGTTGATTATGATTTTTCAGATTCAAGCATATCGACTGAAGACTTAGGAGCAGAACTTAATCTTGATAATTGTACTATTGCTTTTAGTCACGATGGAAAATCAATAATTATTAGTTGTTATTGCGACGATGCGGATGAAACATGTGTTCTAATCATACGACTCGACAATATCCATGGTTTTGCCTATAGAGCTGTCATAGCTGAAGATCGGTGTATAAAAATTAAATTAAGTCCATTGGGAAACCTTCTAGTAATAGAATGTTTATATGGAATTTATGTTTATTATCTAACCCTTCCTGATGTTTTTATCAAAGACGAGCTTCTTCAACTACACAGTAAGTATATTGTGGATAAGGATGATCCAAATTTTGATGATAGTAATGGTACAATTTCCTATACTGATAGGAAATGTGAATTATCTGTGGTTGATAATTTTTATGAAACTCTAGTTTCAACTAGATTATGTATAGCAGTATGTACTAGTCATCATAAAATTCATAGTATTCACTTGTGCGATGTCAATGAAAAAAAAAAATATAAAGAATTTGTATTTCCTGATTTATCTATTTATCACATGGAATTATATTTAGATAGAATACATTTAATTTTAAATACAAATCAAGGAATATACGCACTTAATACTATAACAAGTCAAATAAATAAAATTATGGATATGCAATCTCAATCATTTGGAATGATTGAACAATCAATATTTTGTTCCAATCTAACAAGAAATATTTTAAAAAGAACTGATTTACATCAACTAGAAGATTTATTACAACAGAATGACCCATCAGCACAAGCATTATTATCATCGTCTGTTAGAGAAGGATTTGTCATTGAAGAAGATGTACTCACATCCTCAGACTCAGAAACACACTTAGAAAGAAAATCACGCCCAGCAGCAGCAGCAGCAGCATCAGCAGAATTACCATCAGAAACACAACCAGAACCAGAATCAGAATCAGAATCAGAATCATCATCAGGATCACGCTCACCCTCACCCGCAGGCACTAGACCTTCGCAAGGATCTTCAAAAAGACAAAAATATGAATCTGATGGTGGACGTTATAATCCAATCTACATCCATCATTGTTATTAATATAATGGCTCTACATCGTAATTGAAATTCTCAGGATGGAGAACTCAATTATAAAACACTTATTTAACACCATATAATGGATCATTCGAACAATATAATATTAATTATTATATTATCATAATAATTAACATCATAATATTAAGGTTTTCAGTTGCGGCTGAGTGAGACTGCTAATTCTATCCAGAAATAGCAAGTCTCACAAAACCCAACCGTTATAAAATTAATATTTTTTTTGAAAAAAATTGTCAAAAAAATATTGTACTACACAGACATTTTTCGATGGTTGCGGCGTAATTGCGGCGTAATTTTTGCGTAGTTTGTTTATTAAGAACTATTTAAAAATAAATTATAAATATATAGTATATAAATGGTCCTTCATACTTGTACTATTTGTTCCAAAGATTTTGCGCGAAAAAATGATTTAGAAAGACATCAAAATAAAAAAAATAAATGTATCCCTAAAAGTATAGAGCATAATATACCAAATATAGAACTCCACCAAAATACCACACAATCCACCAACAATCCACCAACTGTGCCACCATTATCCACCAACAATATAACAATGAAAAATATAGATTATGATAATCATAATAAATGTATTCAATGTAATAAAACATTTACACGATCTGATAGCTATAATCGCCATGTGTTATTTAGATGTAAGAATTATGATAAACCAACTATTAATGATAATAATAAAGATGTAATTGATCTATTATTAAAAATTGATGAAAAACATTCACAAGAACGAAAAGAAACAGACAAAAAAATTGAAGAATTACAGAACACTATAATCGAACTTCAATCTAAAATCAATACTGAACCAGTAAATATAACTAATAATACGACTAACAATACAATCAATAACACAACTAATAATACAGTTAATATAAATAATAATACTGTTTATATATTTGGATCTAAAATAGATCACTCATTAATACCCACTGAAAAATTATTAAAGATCCTTTATCAAGGTGCTGAAAAAACAGTTCCTCTTATGGTTGAAGAAATACATTGTAATTTTAGATATCCTCAACATCATAATATTTATGTTAGTGATAAAAGATCAAATGAAGCAATTATTTTTGATGGAGAAAAATATAAAACTATTTTTATCGACGAAGCAATTAATGATTTAGATAGAAGGATGAAGGTACATATGTCTGATAGATTTAATAAAATTGATAAAAGTGAATTTACTCATGATTTATAATATAAAATTATAAATGATATGCGATGTTTTACATCGCATATCATTTATAATTTTATATTATAAATCATGAGTAAATTCACTTTTATCAATTTTTTTATATGCAGCCTTATGGATTTATTCGTTTTGGATGAGAAACAAAGGATAATAATTGCAATATTGAAGCTATAAAAAATATAATAAAACGATAAAAAGAATGTATATTGTATAATAAATTAATTTTTTTTATTTATATTATATATATTGAAATGAGTAACATAGAATCAGAAAGTATTCAAGATTACGGAACACAATTTTTCAATCCTATTGATATATTTATAGACAAATCGTTTGACACATTAAATGAACTAATAAAAAACAAAGTTGTAACTATAGATAAAATAGAAAGTAAAATAAATGAATTGAAAAAAAATACAGACTATACGTCAATTGATGTATTAATAGGAAACGATGCAACAAAAAAAACAGTAATCGAAAAAATAGACACATATATGTATATTTATATCTTGTTATTGCTTTCATTTGAGAACGAGATAGATGAAATGAGAAAATTATTAATAAAACATGAGAAAGTCGGAATATTTATTAATGACACCAAAAATATAGCATTACTGATAGATAAGGCTCAGTTAATTCAAAATTTTGTAAAAATGATAAACCATAATTCAGATAAAAAGAATGGTGAAGTTAAACTAGTTCATGCAAATAAAATTAAAGAGACACAATATTTTTATAGTGAATATGTTACAGACGATGAAGTTTTAAAATTATTGTCGAGTAAAACAAAAGAACACAAGCATTATATTTTAAAAATTATACTATTAAACATGTATCAGAATGGTGATAAAATAAACATATTTAAGATATTAGAGGTCGAAGAATTATCACAATTAGAATTTACATATATTGAAGTTGTCGATACATTTATTGATGATATTGATTATTCAACAGTTGAATCGTTATTTATATCCGAGCCAGATAGCAAAAAAAATATTGCTTCTGCAATGTATGAACTATTGACAGATTATGATGATACAGTTGAGAAGAGAACATTATCAATCGATTACAAAGTGAATGAACTATTTAAAAACAATATATTGATTCCAATAACTGATGAATTTTTGAGATATCATAAAGAAAATGAAAGATATGATAAAGTGGATGAAGGTAAGGATGCAAATACAAAGAAACAAAATACAAAAATAAAATACATAGTAACAAAAATAAATAAAGTGGCAGATTATTATAACATAGTAAAGACCAATAAGAAAGCAGAAATAGATGAAGTTGATAAATTATTATTTCCACCACTGGCATATAGAAAAGCAGTTGTAGTGAATGAGATTGAAGAACTAAATATAATAAACAAGATTATAAACCAGGGTAAAACATTGACAGTAAATGAATATTATGAAGATTTATTAGCATACAGAAAATATCCGTATATAAATTTTAAAGACTCGTCTAAAGACAGTTTTACATTCAAGTTAAGCGACACAAAAATAGCAATAAGATCATGCAATTTTGAATTTATGAACGCTAGTAAAAATCCGAACCAATTCAAAAGTCCATTGCAAATAAGATCTGCCGGTAAAGATAATATTATAACAGTAGTTGGTGTAGCAGTTAATCCAATTAAAATCAATAATTATAGATATGGTTCAAATTGTACTAAACTAAATAAAACAATAGACATGAGTAGTAATAAAAAAAATGGATATCTATCAACATTGAGTGTATTAAAGAAACAAATTTCACAAGATTTAGATTTTAAGATGTTACCATATTGGATATTTAATAAAGAATTTGATATCTTAAAAATTCAATCATATGAAAATTTATCAAATATAAATCATGAGGAATATTTCAAACTATTGTTAGCAAAAATATATGATGAGATTGTAAATGAGATATATCAAAAAATAGTAGTAGAACTAAACAATAATAATGTAGATGATATATATGATCTTAAATATATAATAAGTGAAGTACAACATAAGTTATTAAATATAGAAAAATCGTCGTTATATGACGATCTGATTGGTTATCTGTATTATAAAAGAGTTGGAAAATATTTGGAATATAAATATGACAAAAATGAGAATAAAATACCCGGACTGAATTCGAAACTAATAAAAATTCCAACATATGTAGAAACTGGAATCAAAGAAGCACGAATATTGATAAATAAACAAGAATATTTATTAGGAAAAATAATCGAGGAGAAGCCTGATGAAGAATTTGCTAATTCAATATGCCAACATCAGTTATCATGGATGCAACTAAATTATTATAAAAAGAGAGACACAAACAAATTTATACAATTATTATATGAATACATAAAAAAATATTCGATGGATGCAGGAGGTCATGACACATATATATGTAAATCATGTTATGAATCACTCGACATCAATAAATATATTGCAGATTCATTTGATAATAATTTAAACAATGTAACTTTGACGGTACCATTAGAAGCAGACCTCGAAAAATTACCAGAATACGAAAAATTTAGTAAAGTTATTAAAAATATGGATAAATTTATCGAACGTATTGCATCCATATCAAATGTAACTTATTATGTTGGTAATCTATTAACAAACAAATATAGAAGACAAACTGTCATAAAAAATACAATTGATTTAATTACATTGCAGACACAAATTTACGATGTAAGAAATATTAATATGAAAAAAGAAAGATTGAAAGATTCTAATAAATTATATGGTGTCGATGAGACGAGGTCGTCTTATTTTATATTTGAAATGGATAATAATTTATTTACATTTTCGTCGAAGGACACTGATAAATATAAAAAATACAAAAACAACAATATATATTTATATATGATATTTATGATGATATCAGAATTAAATTTAAATCAAATTACATTATTCACATATGATAAATTATACAATTATGCTATCTTTGATAAGTTTTCTATGCAGTTATTTAATGATTTGAAGATTAGAATTAATAATGGCAGCGATATACGACCATTAACAGACTATAAGTTATTGTGTTATATAATATATTATTTTAGTTCATTATTAATAAAATACAACATGTGGTTCAATACGAATGAGAATTTGGTATCAAAGGGAAATAATATTAATCCTCAGTTACAAAAAAATATAATTCATACGATTGTTGATTTGATTAACTCCATTCTGGAGGTCAATACACGAAAAAATAAAAATTTCATTTATGAAATGATATCATCTAAATTTTTAATTAAATTAAAAACAATTTATGATAATAAACTTGATAGTGTTAAAGAAGTATTAGGTCGTTTAGAAACAATAACTGATAAAAAGATAGAGATTATAGGTAATAAAATTAAAATCAAATCGAAAGATCCAGCGTTAATTATTTCACTTGAAAAACCTCAAGCTCCTATTAATTTTGGATATAGTCGATTGCCACGATTTGCTGGTAAATTTTTAATATCTAGATTTATTGACGAAGATAATTTATTAAAAATTATGACATACGAGCAATTAAACGAACTAAATAAACAAAAATACATGAATACATTACGAAAAATATATGAAAATTATTCTGACGATGGAACCAAGTATCCTATTGAAATATCGAGTAAAGACAAAGATGATAAGACATTGATAAACCATGCGGAAAAAATATCTAAATTATTTTTACAAAGACTAAATAATAGTGTGTCAGATTATAACACAACAAAAAAAAATATTGATGCTGAAATTATTAAATATGACACTTTACAGACTGATTTTAATAAAGAAAGTATCAAACAAAATATAGTATCAGTGGTTGATAATTTGATAGATAGAATGGAAAAGATAATTGGATCTAATATAAATATTTCAAACAGCAATCTTTATTTGAAAAAAAAAGTGTATATTATAGATCACGATCATCTGGGTAATAAAAAAGAACCATTTTTTATTTTAGAATCAGATAATAAAATAATGTCGAAAAAAGATGATGCATTTTTTAAATGCGATCTTTATTATTATGTCGATAAAAGTCGTAATATAACAGTGTATTATCATATGTATGAATTATATTTATTAGGTTATAAAGAGGCAAATAGCAATATTGTATTATTACAACAAAATAATAATAATTATTTAAAAATTAATCATTCAATCAGAGACCAATTATTATGTTTAGGTTATACAAATATCAATATTAATATTAAACCATCTGACAAAGAAAAACTTAGTGAAAAAGAGGAGAAAGATAGAGTTAAGGAAATTATAAGCAACGCAATTAAGATGAGAATACGTAATTTAAAAAATATAATAAAAGAGTTTCAATCTGTATTTTATCAGATTAAGAATAAATCGAACAATTATAATTCGAACCCACTAGTGAAACAGTATATGGATAAGTTCAAGTCATTAAAATATTACAAAGATGGGATGCGTATATTTGATGATTGGACTGATATAGTACAATCAATGTACTTTGTTCCATTAAAATCTAATATTGATATTGGTATTGTTTCAAATAATTTTTTAAATGTTAATAATTTGATTAAACTGAATAACAATGACAATGCTGTTATTTATTATTTGTGTCAGCAAATCGAAAATATATTTGATATTAATAATGAACCGTACAATCAAGGCATTTTAGTTCCATTGATATCACAAATTATTACGCAATTGTTTATGCAATACAATATAGATGAAACTATTTTATTCAATAATGAAGTTCGTAAATTTAATTTATTGATTAAAAATGTGTCTTATGAAAATGAAAAAATAGATGTTGATACCTTTTTTGACGAAATTGATACATCTAATATGTCTTCCGAACAAATAGAAGTTATTAATAATCAAAACGAAGATGACAAAGAAGCTTCTCAAGCATTAGACTTAGATATTGAAAAAGATAACGATGTTGATGATACGGATGATGGAATGGAAATGTTTCAATCAGAAGACAGAGACGATTAAATTATAAAATAATATATTATATTGTATTATATTATATATTATTTAGATATTATTTAGATATTATTACTGAGGACGTAAGTTTCGAGTATATCATCTTCAGATAGTTTTTGGTTAGGTTTATAATTTTGTTCTATAGGAGTGTAAGATCTAAAGATAGAACCGTCATTGACTAATTTTTTCTTATATTCTTTGTTATCTCCGTAATATTTAGTTGTAGTTGTATATATTTCATGATCTGTTACCATATTTGTAACTGGATCTCTAATAGGTCTTATATATAATCCCCATTTATATGCTTCGGCTGCATTATTTCCAGCCATTTGTCCGTTGATTAATTCAGCGATTACATCACCTGGTTTAAATTTAAAATCATCTTTAATTAATTGATCTTTTTCTACCTCTTTAACAAATTCACCTATTCTGTTATTTAAGAAATGACGCTGTGTTTCTAAAAATATATCATTTGACACCTCTTTTAAATGATCCGGATTTCTAATACCATTAACTCGTTTATTTATTTCGTCTATGATTGATAATATTTCTTTGGGTGGTTTAATACCTCCATAATCTGTAAATCCAGATGAAAAATTATTTCTATTAAATATATTTGTCATGTTTTGTTTCTTTTTATCGAACAATATTACTGGACTGTCTTCAAACATAGCACCATATATTTTATAGTTATAATCTACTCTTCCATTTTGTAATAGATTAACACTTTCTAGACCACCTTCCAGATCATTAAATTTCGAATCAATCACAACTAAATAGCCATAGTTTGGAACATAATAATCTATCCCATTCACTTTGTATTTCCAATATCCAACATTTGTCTCATCCTTGTTTAAATCTTTAATATATACATTATTACCGATTGACATCTCATTAATTAATATATCTTCGACATTCATAACATGAAGAGCTGCAAGAAGTTGAAAAATAATACTTTGCCATACTTTGATATCGTGATAACCAGTTTGGACCATTTTTTTAATTGGACCCATCTCTAATGCGTATGATTTAGTTCCCCAATCGAATAAATTATGTGTTGGTGCTTCTGTTATTGATACGATACATTTATTTGTTGGAAATTGAATATTGAATTTTGCTAATTCATTATGTCTTGTAACTATATCAAATGTAATCTCATCGTTTGGTAACTTTACGTTTATCTTGTCTTTTTTATATACCCTGAATCCATCAGATTCTCGTTCATTTAATTTGTTTAATTGAGAAATACCATCTCCCACTTCCATCAATATACGTGTGATATCCTCTCTTATTTTCAAGTTTAATATCTCAATGTTCCTTTCTTGCGTTGTTATGTTCTTTTCACTATTTATTTTTAATTTTTGTAATTTTATAAAATCTACACCACTCTTTACAGTCTCATACCATGAATACATCATTATAAAATTAGGACATCTTTTTTGTTTAATGATTTGTTCTCTTACATATTCGTAATATGCAATTTCGCGCCATAAATCACAATCTTTTTTTTGCAAGTCTTGACCCATTTTGCTCGCTAATATGTCTAACACTCTCATTTGATATATACGAATATTCACTCCTAAATTATCCTGGGCGCATGTTACTACACCATTATTTTTGTTTAATCTTATTGGATAACAAGACCTAAACATCAAAAAATTATCAGGTAATGTTTTATATGGATTATTTGTTAGCCTGCTAAAATGGTATGGATTGATTTCCATCAATTTTATATGAGATAAAAGATTAGTTAATTCTTTTCTTTGACCGTTCGATGGATATTTGTTTCCAATCGATATATCCTCTCCATCGTTGTGTTTTATAAATATTGAACGCAAATATTGATATATTGTTGTTCTCTCTGCTATTGTTGTTAATGATTTTTGTACTATTCCATTTACACTTGGTAATACATCTTCAAACAAATCGTGTATTTTTGTTAAATCTCCATTTGCATTTGAAATACTGATGTTATATTTTTTGATTAATGGTACATTATTATTTTGGACGTATGAATATGGATACATTGGATTTTGCATATTTGGGAAAAATGGATTTGGTACTGGTACATATGGACTTGGATATATTCCTTGATTTATCATTGCTTTGAATGGATCGGTCGGTGGTTGTTTTGGGTCCGGATATTGAATTACTTTGTCATTTATTTTAAATTCAAATAATGTCTCTGGGTTCGGTGCTTGTCCTAATTTTGGCTTACCTTCATTCTGTAATGTCTGTTTCACTTGTCTCTGATCGTTCGAAATAAATGGATTGTTTAATGATGCATCCTTAAACATCGGTATCTGTCTTGGTTGTATCCCTCCACCACCACCATCTTGCATACTTGTTTTATATGATGGTATCCTTCTTAATTTTATATTCAGTTTGTTATCAGTTAGTTTTTTTTTTGTCTGTTTTGCTTTTGACGAAAAAAAAAAGTTTCGGTATCAATATTGCTATCTGATATCTCTTCTAATGTTTGTTTTTTCTTTGAACCTCCCATTTGCATATTCATTCCACTCATCATTTGTGGCATTTGAGGCATTTGACCCATTCCCATGTTTGAACGTTGCCAAGCATCTAATTTATCTGCTGGATTCATTTGTTGCATTTTCATTCCTGGATTCATATTCATTCCCATACCCATTCCCATGTCTGGACCCATACCCATGCCTGGACCCATACCCATGCCTGGACCCATACCCATTCCCATACCTGGACCCATACCCATTCCCATGCCTGGACTCATACCCATTGGCATTTCCATTTGTGGAGGCATTTCCATCTGTGGAGGCATTCCTCTAGACATATTCATTTGTGGATTCATATCCATAGGAGACATATCCATTTCTGGACTCATTTGCATGGCACTACGCATTCTTGACGCGTTTTGGACTGGCATTTGCATTTGTGGCATTTGTGGCATTTGTGGCATTTGCATTTGTGGCATTTGCATTTGTGGCATTTGCATTTGTGGCATCCCCATTGGCATCTGTGGCATTCCCATAGGTGATCCACCTTTTCCCATCTTGGGATAATTTACAGACATATTATTAGCTTTTTCAAGATCTGCATTGGCTTGTTTTAATTCTTTTTCATTGGCTCTTAATGCTCTTGCTAATTTAGAAATAGTTCTGTTAGGTTCTTCCACCTTTTTAGGTGGACTTTTCTCACTATCTTCATCTAATTCTTTCATAATTTTAGCATCTAAACTATCATCGTCTTCATCGTCTTCATTTTTTTTATTTTTCTTTTTATCATCTTTATCTTCATCTTCGTCTGCATCATCATCACTAACATCTTCGTCATCTTCTTCAAATAAATCTTTATCTTCTTCTTCGTCGTCGCCAGTATCTTCTTTAGCATGGCTCATTTTTTTAGATTTAGATTTAATAGATCGTTTTCCTTTGATAGAAACTTTTTTAGCTCTACTTGTTTTTTTATTTTGTTTTTTATTATTAGACAAACTACCTCCTTCTGACGAATATTCATCTTCAGACTTTTCGTCTTTTTTAGCACTGTTATTATTTAGTTTGCGCGTAGATTTCCATAGGAAGCTAAGTGTGTTGTTAGATTTACCCATATGTTCTGTTAATTTCTGTATAGATATTTTATTTTCGTTTTCTATAATATTTACTTTTTTTTTATTTAATTTATTATTTATTGATACCTTATTATTCATTGATACCTTATTCATTCTTTTATTGTTTATATTTTTCTCTGCTGACTCTCTCAAATCATTGAATATTTCATCATCTAATAATGTATGAGGCGATAGTCCATCTGGTTTAGATGTAACTTTTTTAATGAAATTATGACAATCAGTAGGTAGTTTAATATTTAGATTATCAGTATGTTTTTTGAGAGATGTTAAAAAAGTATTAACATCGTACATTTTATCAATAGATCTCAAAGTATCATCAATATTTTCATTTAGAATGTTATCAACAATTGTAGAATATTCAAAATTACTCATTTTATAAGTAAGTCCAATATTTGGGACAGAATATTGGCGACCGTCATATTCATATTTATTTAATGGACCACCTGCATTCTTGACATAACCGTCCATCGATTTAAGATTGAGATTGTTATGTCTAAAATTAGGATACTTGTTCTGTATAATTGCTAGTGTATGAATTATCTGAAACATTAATGCAATATAATCTATACTTTTCCACTTTTTTAATAAACTATCATCAAGATATTCAGATAACGTCATCATCTTGAAAAAATGTTCCGTAATACCAATAGACACAATTTTATTTTGAATATTGTTTTCAGAAACTAATTGCTTCAATTCCGCATAATTCATAAATAATTCCTCAAGATCAACCATCTGTATATCAACGTTTAATATTTGTATTAAGATGTGTTTAGTAAGATCATTTGTTACAAAATCAGACAATAATTTCATCATTCTCTTATTTATGTTCTGAGAACTTGAAATATTATTGTGTTCGTCCGCATTATATACAAAAAATGACAAATCAACAGAATAAGGATCATTGACCTTCTTTAAAACATATTTGCGACCATAAGATGTTATAACGTTTTTCACATATTGTAGTTTGTCATTCAAAACGGAATTTATGAAAGATTGCGATTGAGCGTTATTTAATATTCTCTTGAAGGAAGGGATTGTCTCAATATCTGTGAGATTAACGGGTTTAACATCATAGCACAATGTTTTATTCGGATTATAGTAATAATCGTATGCCATTCTAGTCAAATTCATAACATCATTATAATTATTGGTTATAGTACTCATTATAACTAATAATTATAAATTATTTTTTTAATTATATTTAATTGATTGTTTATTTATAACATTCCTATTAAAATGTTATTACCGAATCACACAGTTTCTTTATAGTTTCATCATGTGTTATTATTAATACCGTTTTCATTTTACAATTATCCTTTAACATCTTTATCACATTGTCTCTATTCATATTATCTAATGCTGTTGTTGGCTCATCCAAAATTATTATTTTAGATGTTTTATTCAAAATAGATCTAATTATATGAATAATTTGGCGCTGACCTCCTGACAACAAATTCCCGTATTTACCTACATTGTAATTCAAAAATCCAAACCTATCATATTCACCCGTCATCAGTTCCATATTCTTATTCACTGAACCAAATATCTCTATCAAATCATACTTATTTATTAAATCTTTTATCCTGTCTTCTATATTTGGTTCATCCTCATATCCATATATTATGTTCTGTAATATCGTCTTTTCAAATAATGTTATCTTACTCTGTGACACATATGATATATATTTTTTTAATGTCTTACTTGATATTTCATTCACATTATATCCATCTATCGTTATTGAACCAGTCTGTGGTCTCAATATATTTAATATTAATTTAACGAAAGTAGTTTTACCAGATCCAGATGGTCCAAATATTGCAATAATTGTATTCGGCTTTAATGTTTTAGAAAAATTCTTTATTATTATATTTGATTTCTTGGTTTTATTATCATTTTCCACTTTGTTTTTCTTGTGTTCTACTAATGGATTATATGTATCACTATCATAACTATATGACA